CAAGCACCTGCCTGAGCCTGCGTATACGGAGAGAACTTGTTCTCAAATTTGCACCGTTTTCGCTGCTGCATTCACACTGTTCCCTGTCGAAACTAGACAACCCATAATGGCTATGAGCGGAGTAACTCCCTCGGGGGGGAACGCCAAGTGTGATTTGCGCAGTACCAGTTTCTACAAACCAAACCTTTATTGTAACAGTCAGCTTAAATTGAAGAACAAAAGGGACACGTTACAGAAGGCTTGGAAAGACTGGCCCGAAATTTTGACTACTTTATGTGACTTTGGTGTTGTTGAAAATGGATATGAATTACCAAAAGGGAAACACACCACGAGCAGTTCCATCATGCGCATTGCGGTGGATGATGATGACCTCGATATTCTCAATGGGCGAACGCAGCACTGGTGGCTGTATCGTTTTGTTCGGCGTATAATTGTACACAATTGGTTCATGATTTTATGCGCCCTTCCATGGGTGCTTTACCAGGTGATGACAGGTTACTGTTTCGCCACTGTCATTTACCAGCTTTGCAAGTTCAATTTTGAAGCTTTATCAGCGCATCATCATGCGATGCCGTTGCTTTATTCATTGAGCTGCATTGGTGTATACTTTAACAGCTATTTTGGTTGGAAGCAATCTTACATTGTTGTTCGAATCGGCGCGCAGGCGGTTGAACAGGCAATTAGGGAGATTTGGAACGCTGAACAAGAAAAGACGTCCATGACTACTGTTGCATCAGCTCCGGTGCAAACAAGAGTCGGTAACGAGGGTTGCGACACTGCTAAGAAGATGCCTTCAATAAAGAAAGTCAAATACGTAATTATTTGCAAGTTTGTGACTGCGGCATTGGCAATGAATATCGCAGCACTGCACGAGGAGGAAGATGAGAGTTTTGAGGTGGATGAAGAGAGTGCCGCAAAAGTGGATACGGCTGCAGCTGAGGCTGCGGAGAAGGATGACCTGAAACCCATGATGTATAAACTGCTACGCAGTAGAACATCTCAGGCTCCGCCCAACGAGTTGCGGGACTCAGTCGTTATTAAGGAGAAAACTGTGTGGCAATTGTTCGAGGATAGGCAAAAGGGTATAAAAGTACATGTACCAGGAGAAGAAAAGTTGATTGATTTTTCTGGAGTTATTTTAGCTCCGGAGGTCATTGAAATCATCCGAGCCCTCCAGCCCAACAAGGAAAATGAGATTAGCGGTGCCCATCGGCACTTACGCAAACTCAAACATCCCAGGACTGGGGAATACCTTGCAATGCCGAATGCCGAAACAGAAAGACGTTTGTTCTTGGCAGCAGATACAATAGCTGCACACATGGAAAAGAAAGCAAAAGAGAACGTGGCTAAGATTAGCCATTTCAAACCTCCCGAGAAATGGTCAGAAACGATGAAGGAGGAAATGCCCGAAAAGGCTGAGCAAGCTCGCCAAGCAGATGGTTTCATTTCTCGCTGGAAACAGCGAATTTTGAAAGGTTTTAACAAGCCCGGAGAATTAATGTTACCATTACTCAAGCATGCTCGACTGATTGGCAACCTCGGACCCGTTTCAAACATGGAAGATGCAATGTCCGTGGGACCGCTCGAGAATTTGATGAAGGAGTGTTATCCACATTTGATAACTAAGAAATTGACTTTAGAGGAGTGCGACGAAACAATGAGCAAACTCCTTGAAGACATGATAGCACATGATCTCACTCCCGAATCCGATGATTACTCTGCAATGGATAGTTCCTGGACGATTTACGACCGTTATCGGCTGCGACGAGTTGCTGATAAAGTTTTGGCTCCAATTAGGGAACATCTAAATATGGTTCTGAGAAATTATGATCATGTACTTGACGCCCAGGAGCGCAAGAAACTGATCAAATGGCAGTTGAAGTACGTTACATTATTAATGGATCCAAAAGACGCCATTTTGTTCTCAGGCGAGCGCATGACATCATTGTTGAATCGTTGGCTTGTAATTATGTTGGAAGCTGCCGAGGACATTAGGGTTCTTGGAGACGAAGAAGGAGTCAAGGCGATCAACGCAACACTTGATGGCACGCGCCGCACCACACAAGGTGATGGTGACGATAATTTGCAGGGCATACCCGCCGGAAGGTACAGAAACCTGGAGGAACGTATTGACAGGTTTGCTGACATGTACAAGCTCCTTGAGCCTTGTTCCGCAGCTGATGAGAAAACTGATGCAGAAGTGCTTTCTCGGTTTCACATTTGGTGCGGCAAGAAAACTGGATACGTACACATTGGCAAACTTGAGCGCAATATGGGGCGTCTCATTGCTTTCAAGATTCCACGTTCTAACCTACATGACGACGCAACGCAAACAGAATTGACGCAAAAGGAGCTGGCGATGATTTGCACCGACGTTTGGCAACGTATCATTTCATTGAAATCGACTATGGTAGTTCGCCATTTCGCGCGTGCAGTATTCATGTACGCTTTTGGAAAGCTCCGAGATTCTAATGCAGGCACAGCATACGACGATGACATGAAACGACTTGGAAGAGAAGACAATGATCGTTCGTTGCGAGAGTGCCTTGATCAAATCAATGAAGTACTTGCTACGGCCACAACCAGCACATGGGCAATGGTTAAGGTCGCGCATTTTAAATCCATCAATTTACTCAAACCTCACCAAATTGTGCAAATGCAGAAGGAATGGGAAGCGGCAGACCAAATGTTGAGCATGGCGGAGATTGACGACAAACACGTTCTCCATCCCGCCACGTTCTTTGAAGATTTTCCCATTTCTTCTAATGTAGCGAAGGCATTAGGCCTGAGAAAAGAGTGTGTTGACGCGGCGATCGCGCGCGAAGAGCGTGATAAGCCGCAAAGCTGCGTTGACATGCAACCAAAACCGATTGTTGTTTTGGCAGCAGCACTTCTTTCTCAGGACCTAGGTGAGCTTGCTGAGGTGGCTAGCCTGTCCAGCACCGGAAGCGCGGAGAACACACGCGTGGAACCAGTTCGCAAACCCGAACAGTTTGATATTTCTGAAGGAGACCCACCGTGCTTAGAGGCACAAAGTTCTGGAATTGGACAAAGGGGCGAGCGGATAACCATTAATGGATTTCCGTATGTCTACGTGGACCAAGAACAGGGCTGGGTTATTGATAACTCAGAAAATTCTGAGTACGTTAGCATTGAAGTCAGAGATACAGATTGTGAGGTAACTGGGGTGCCTAGTGGGGCCAGTTCGGAGGAGAACCAAACTGGCAACATCGAAGGAGATGTTAAAACCGCAGGTGGGCCGAATCCAAAACACTCTAATATGCATGAGTGTCCTTGCTCAGGTGGTGTGGCGAATAATGATGACGCAGTTGATTTGGAAGGGGGGCTTGGTTTGCTTTTGGCAAAACCTCCACCAGGTCTAGAACGTTCGGATGCATTATCGGTGGTGGATACCATCTTTATGCCGATAAAAACCAGAACGATTGCGACTGCGGCGGCTTTGCCGCGTGTACTCGATCTCTCATCATTAGTTCAAGCATCATCTAGTGTTACGAGCCGCGATCCTAGGGAAATTGGCAAACCTGGGGGAGTAGGGCAAGGGTTGGCACGGACGAACTGCCAAGGCCAGGGCGTGAATGCGACAGAACGACGGGGTAACGATCGGTCTCCAGCCGAGGTGGGTGTAAATCTTGAGCCGCACCCATTCCCCAAGACGTCAACTGTACAACCTGATCACGGAATTAACGGTTCTCAGGTTGCGGGCGGATCCCGGCATTCACATAGTCCTATTAAAGGCAGGGGAAGTAAGACATATGGCGCTAAACAGGCCGATAAGCGCGACCGCAAAGGTGCAGCACCTCTTGCCAGGAGCAGCACCAATGCGCCAACAACCTCCCAGGAGGCAGGAAATCAGCAGCCTGCTTCAGGAAGTCGTTGGAAGCCGGTACGTCGTGGAAACCGAGGAGGTTCTCGCGACAAAACGGCTGACTCTTCAGGGCCGAAGAGATGGTGATATCAGGCACCCGCCTGAGAAACTGGTAATTAGTAATTTGTGCACACTGGCAGAATAGTGGTTTCTTGGTCCGCCCATAACCACTTGTAACGTTAGAGATCTTTTTGATCGCGTAACCAGCACTCAAATTTGCATTTGTTGGGTCACTCACCCAAACTCACTACGAACCACGGGTTCATTATTGGCAGCATTTAAAGCAGCGCCTGCGCTAATCTCTGTTAAACAAAACAGTTGCAAGTGTTCTTGCAATGACTCTGACAGCGAAGCAACAAGCACAGGTGAACAAAGCCCCGCCAGCGCAACAGGCAACCCTGAGGGCGATGTTCAATCGTCAAAATTCAGGAACAATGAACAAGCAGCGTACCCAGATGACGCGTGATCAGCCCAGGCGTGCCCCCGCGCGTAAGGCATTGGCCAACGTTCCGAAACCATTGAGCTACGCGTTCGATGGTTTTGACAAGCGCCACATGCCGCTGGATGATCATACAGCGCCATATACCACAACTAATTTTACCAACGTTATGCAGTTTTCAACAGCTCCAGACTTGGATCAAATTGTGGTTATTGCGCCGCGCGTTTTTGGCGAGCAGGAAACATATAATGGGCCAATGACTGATTACATTGCAATTCGATACGATGCTGACGAAACCATCGATGGGTCGATTCCTCATTTGGCGGTGGAGCGTAGCCCACTCTTGGGGGGGGTGGCGCCAGCGGCAACACTTCAGCGTTCCTCGATAAGAGGAAGATTGCATAATATGTCAGTTAGGCTTCAATGCCTAGGAACAAACACTGGTTTGTACCCGCCTGGAGTTGCCTACGTTGGATCAGTTCCTACTCTTGAGATAGGAACTTATTCCAGCCAGGCCGGCATTAAAATCCGAGAAGCATGGGCGGTTGATTCAATTGAAGTGGGTTATTTAAAGTCGGTATCTGCGGTTTCACTGGTGGAAAAGCCAGTGACTCTTCATGCCGGCGTTGCTGAAAGCATTACTTATAAAAGTTGGAACGATTTCTGCATACCACCCACTGATAAAAATGTGGGTGCGCTTGGAATCAGTACTTCTTTAACGCCAATTGTAATTTACATTCCCAAATGTGGGGCAGGTAGTACTGCCGTTGATTACAGGCTTGAGATTGCTCAGCAGTGGTGCACCCGCCATCCTTTCGATGTGATGATGCGGGCTACTCAGAAACAACATACGGCATCACAACCTAGTGAGTGGAACAAAGCAGTCAACACAGTTAAAGATATTGGAGAACATTTACTCGAGCGAGCAGGTCATACTGCCCTCGATGTATTGGCAAACCGCTTCCGGCAGGCGTACACAAACCCTGCCAATGCCATCCAATATGTTGACTGAATGCTTAACAAAACAACAATTTTGAGCGCTGTTTACGTGGTGTTGCAGTCACCGCATGATGAAAAATAAATAAAAATAATCATGCGCGAGAATGTACAGTATCTCATATTTTCCTGCAAACTGCCATGTGCACAGCTGAGGTGTT